TCAGGCCCTCCCATCCTCCGCCGTCATGGTGGAAAGCAGACTTGAGAACAGCCCACGCGAGCGCCGCAGCCAGGCTGCAAACTCCGTTGCCGGCGCCTCTGGTTCGGTCCACTCGATCGGCCATCCCATTACCATCTCGTAGAAGCGCGGGTTGGAGATCAGGGCGCCGACAAAGGAGGTCCTGCCATGCTGAAAGCTCACCCGGACCGGGGGCGAAGATGGGTACATCGCCGTCGTCGGCGTCCAGCCCAGCGCCTTCATGATCAGCCAAAGCGATGTCCAAGTGCGCGCGCTCTCCCCCAAGGCATATTGGCCGCCGCTGTGCGCCGGGATGTTCATCGGCGACGTGGTCCGAAGCGACCCCTCCTCGATGATCAGATCCGGGAAATAGCCGGCATCCGAAGCGGTCGGCGTGGGCCAGGAAGAAGAGCCGGCGCCGGCGGTGGCGAGCGCCCGCTTCTCGCGCCGTGAACAGGCCCGCCTTAGTCGAGTAGCCCAGGCGTCGAAGGTCGCCGAGGACATCGGAGAAGCCCAAGGACAAGTGTCCCTCGACGTTCTCGCAGAAGACCCACTCGGGTTCGACCTCCCCAATAATCCGGGCGACGCTGGGCCAGAGGTGCCGAGGGTCCGATGAGCCTCCGCGCTTCCCGGCATGGCTGAAGGGCTGACAGGGATAGCCTGCAGTGACGAGATGAAGGCGGCCGCGCCACGGGCGGCCGTCGAAGGTTCTAAGATCGTCCCAGATAGCCGCCTGACCCAAGGCCTGGTCCGCCATCCGTGCCACGAGAGTGGCCGCGGCATGGCTCTCCCGCTCGACGAAACATACAGTTCGATATTGGGGCTCGGCGATGTGCAGGCCGAGATCGAGGCCGGCGTAGCCGGCGCAGAGTGAGAGGCCCCGAAAGTCATCGACTTCGGGGTGGTATTGGGGAGGTAGATCCACAAGGCACGCTCCTTCGCGCCGCTCAGCTGGCGGTCGATGAAGGGCTCGCGGGCCTCAAAGAGTTGATTGTGCCGCAGCGGCGGCATTTGATCTCGATCACCCCGGCGATTGCACTCGCCGAGGCTTTGAACAGCAGGGCGCGGCAGCTCGCGCAACGGACGGGCGAAGGCGCGCCCTCCCTTGGACTCGACTCCATGACAAAGGTCTCTCATGAACCCCTCCGCCCGTCGCGCGGGTGGCGGGGTGATTCCAGCCTGGTACAGCTGGCTCATGGCGGGTCGATGCCGCCGGCTCGGGGCGCGCCAACGCCCCGGCTCCCGCCTCGCGGCGGAAAGATTGGTGTGATCAACCTCGCGGTGTAGAACGCGGATATGATCGATTGGCCTAGCTTCACTTGGGAGGCGTTCGCTACGCTCAGCACCGGCTTCGCGGCGGTGACCGGTGCCTTCGTCCTCGGGCGGAGACAGCTTGACATCTCGCGACAGCAGACGGCGAGCGCAGCCCGTCAAAACGAGATACTCGAACGGCAGCTGCGGCTGGCGGAACTCGCCTACCGACATGCGCTGTTCGATCGCCGCATGGAGGTGTACGTCGGGATTCGAGACTATCTCGTCGATATAATGAGGGAGGCGAAACCACCGACCGGCGAAACCGCGCTGCGCTTTCATAATGCGATGTCGGCGGCAAGGTTCGTGTTTAGTGCCGAGGTGAATGAGAAGCTCGAACAGCTCCGGCTCTACGTCCTTGACTACCGGGTTCTGACGCTGAACATGAAGGCCGTAATAGAGCAGAAAGGGCCTTGGCGACACAACGAGCCTCAGCAGGAGAGCGACATGCTGGAGCAATTGTCGGAACACTTGCGGACCCTGCCCGACCTCTTCGGGGACGAGATACGCCTGGGGCTGTAGCGTTCGTTGATCAGCAAGCGTCGGCCGCCTATATGGAAGTCGCGACGCGCGCGACACGGTGAACCTCCCTGCCGTAGCACGGGCCATTGGCCTGGAGCGTGATGCGAGGGATGTGGGAGTCCTCGCCGCGCGTCGCACCTTTCCAGCATCGTTGACACCTTGATCCTCGTGATCGTCCGGGCCGGTCATGCGTCATTTTCCACGTCGTCGGCTTCCTCGGGTGCCTGCTCGCCGGTGACGCCGGCTGCGATCAGCGCCGCGATTGCGCCGACCCATTGCCCGAAGACCAGTTTGAAGCGTCGCCGCAAGCGGGCGATTTCGGCCGCGCGCGCGTATTGGAGGCTGATCACAAACAGTTCGCCGCGATCGGCCGTGACCTTCACTACGGCTTTCATCCAACGGCCGTCCGCGGCGCGCGTCAGGATCAGGCGCCGATCGTCCTGCTGGAAAATGAGGTCGGGCGCTGCTCCAATGTCAGGCAGGCGCCGATAATCCGCGGCGAGCAGCTCGGGATGATTGCGGCGCTGCTTCGCGTAGGTCTCGGATGAGAGCATTGCGACATGGCCTTGTGCGCTGATCTGTGCCCGGACCTCGTCGTCGAGCACCATGACCGGAAAGGCCGTGCCGGGTTCGTCCAACGCCTGCAGGAAGGCGGGCGAGTCAACCAGGTCGCGCACCGCGGCTCGCGCGCCGGCCAGATCTCCGCCGGCTTGGGCTTCGAGCGTGGCAGCCGCCTTGTCGGCGATCGCGCGCATGCTCGCCTTGCCAGGATTATACGCCCAGCCTGGATCGATGCCGGCAGGAACGGCTTCTGGCGTCGGCGATCCGGCGCGCCAAAAGCGCGAAGGCGGGCCTTCAGGTGGCGGCGCCTTATTCACTTCCCAGCCGCGCGCGCGGAGATCGCGCTCGCTGAGCTGGGTCGCGGTGCAGCGGCAATTCCAACCACAGGGCGGGAAATGCGTGTCCCACCAGGGATGGTCGACCGGAAGGATGGTGCCGTGCCACTGGCGGTGGAGCGGCCGCGTCCGATCGTCCATGACGGCCGAGTAGCGGAGGAATGGAGCAACATCCTTGCGGTCCTGGATCCGCGCCCATTGGCCTGCAGCGCGACTGACACGCATATTGGTCCGGTAGATCGTCTCCAGCCGCCGCGGTCCGATGAAGACGGGCGCGCTCGTACCCGTCAGGCTCTTGTCTTCGACCCGGCCCCACCAGCCGGCGCGCTGCAGGTCGGGGATGATCCGGTCCTTCCACTGCTCGAAAGTCCCGCCATTGGCGAGGACGTCTGCCAGCGAATTGCGGATCGTGTCGAGCAGATCGAGCCGAGCCACCTTAGCGACGGTGAAGGCCCGCGCATGCTCCTCCTGCCACATCTCGTGCCATTTGGTCGTGAGCCGCAGTTCATCGCGCCCGCGGAAGGCGCGGAACGTGTCCTCGGGCGGGAGCCCTATGAGCGGGCGGATGTCGACCCGAGCCCCAGTCAATTGAAGGCCCTTTGGGCCTTGGCGGCCTGAAACCCGATCCATAGGCGATCGTAACGGTCACGCGACAGATCGGGGCGAAGGCGCCGCGCTATGGCCCAGAACTCTTCCCGGTCAAGCTCATCGAGTCGAGCTGAACAAGCGCCGGCCTGAGGAGCGAGGTGAAGGGGACCTACGTGTCTCACGCGCCGTCCTCGCCGGCAGTGGCCGCCATCTTCACCGCGAAGCCGGCGCGCTCCAAGTGCTCGACGAAACCGCTCTGGTCGCCCAGCTCCGCCTCGCGCTTGAGGATCGCCTCAACCTCGGCCGGGCTGCCGGCTTTGGTCAGCTCCTCGATGAGCGAAGGGACGCCGAGATTATCCGCAACGGTGCGCCAACCCTCATCGGCCATGATCTGCTGGAGGGCCTGGTCGACGATATCGCCCTCGGCCGGCTCGGCGAAGTTGACCACGTTGGCCGGATTAGCCCCCGTCTCGGCGTCATTTGCGGCCTCTGGGGGCCTTTTCAGGCCGGTAGGCGCCGGAGGGGCCGGCACCGCCGGTTTGCGCTCGTAGCCGTCGCCATAGACGTCCTTGAAGCTCTCCTCGCTGCGGACCCAGCCAACGCGCTCCAGGACTTCGTCGGTCTCGGCAGTCGCTTTCAAATCGTCCTCTTCTTCGACCAGGTAGGTGAGGACGGGCGCGGCGACGTCCGCACCGAAATTGTAATCGGTGAACCAACGCGCCGGTCCTTCCGTGAAGCTATCGCTCAGCATGTCGGCGTCTTCGGTGATCACCTCCTGCTTAACGCCGGCATGGACGTTGGCTTGTCCCGATCCGAGGCCTGAGGCGGAGGCCGAGGTGGTCATCGTCTGGCTGAGAATGATCCGGCTGATGGCGTCGTCCATAAAGGTCGGCATCTTCTCGAAATCGATGCCGTTGGAGGCGACCTGCATGAATTCTAGAATAGTGCCCTCAGGAATGGCGACGCCGCTATCATTGGCGAGCGCCATCATCGCGCCCAGCAGCTTGTCGATCTCGGCCTGTGATGTGCCGCGAGGATAGGTGCCTTTAGCCGGCGGAACGCTGAACTTGTCGAGGAAGATGTTCCAGAAGCGGATCCCGTTGCGCTTGAACAGCGTCGGCCAGTAAAGCCACTCGGCCAGGCCCCGGCCGTAGGGCTGATCGTCGTCGTCGGCGCCGGATGTCACCACCCAGAATTTCCGTTCGGGCAAGATTTCGCCTCGCAGGTTCTTCGGCGTGATCAACCGGAGCTTGCCGTCCTTGTCATAGCGGAAGCGACGGGCGTGCCGGACCTTGCAGGCGCCGAATTGAAACAGCCCGTCCCGAACCTCCCAAAGCATCTCGGCGACGGCGATGCCATAGAACGGCGCGCGCAGCATGAGCCCAGTCTTGCGGGTCCAACTGAGGCGCATCAGGTTCTTCTCCAGCGCCTCGGCCGCGGCATCCGCGCGGGGCTCACCCGGTTCCCCCGAGGCCATGCTCCACTCGCGCGATGTGATCGCACTCCGCCGCTGTTGGAGGCAGGACTTGACCTGGTCGTCGAGCAGGATCTTGTCGTAGACGCCCCAATCAACAGCGCCCTGCAGTCGCAGGTCGCGGAACTCCTCCAGCTCGTAGATCCACGGGCGGGTGATATCGCGGCCGTCATGGGTTGACGCGATCTCACCCACCAGCTCGGCAGGCAGATGGGCGTTGCGCGGCGCGGGGACGATCGCAGTCGCGCCGCTGCGCGCGGCGCTGTAGCGCTTGGGCAGCTTAGACATGGAACCCTCCGAATTCGGAGCGGCGGGCGATAGTGCCGAAGCCGCGGGTGGTGGTGACGAAGTCCCCGGCCGGCGCCTCGCGCGGTCCAGTGGTGTGGAAGTCGATCGGCCCTATGTCCTCGTCCATGGCGGCTACCAGATGCATGCAGGCGATTGCGTTGTCGCCGTGGCGCTTGCCCTTGGAGCCATCGGCCTTTGAGATGACAGAGCGGTCCGGGATCTTCGGCACGCCGCGGACCTGTTTGATCATGCGGAAATCTTCGAGCGTGCCTTCGTCCTTAGGGATGAGGAATGTCTCGTCCTCGATGCCGGCGCGTAGCTTGGGCATGAAGGCGAGATAGGTCTTGTCGCTCGCCATCACGGCCTCGACGCGTTCGAAGCCCCATTTTTGCTGGGTAGCTTCGGCCAGAGCCGAGCCGTTGCCGCGGGCATCCATCTTTCCCCCGGCGAACAGTGGCAGCCGCTCGATGATCCAGTTGAGGATGAACTCCTGCTCGCGAAACGGCACGTTCCGCATCTCCAGGATGAAGCGGCAGATCTTGCGCAGTGCCAGATCATGCTGCCCGAAGGCGATCGGTGAAACGTCGCCTGACCGGGCGAAGTCCTGGCCGAAGAAGCTGCGCCTGGTCCGATCGAAGCCGTCGAGGAGCGGCTTGATATGCTCCTCCAGGAACTCGCGGACCCAATCGGTCCGATAGGCGTCGGCCTCGCGCTCGAAGCCGTCCGGGCAGCGCATGCGGATAACGGGCAGTTCCGGTCGCATCGCCCGCTCGATCGTGGCGCGCGCTAGATAGGTGCCGGATCCGCGCGCCGGGATGACGTCCAGCTCCTCCTCGGCTGCTTCGCCGTAGGTAGCGCGCAGATCCGCTTCCCAGGCGGCCTCGGCCTCGGGCGACCACCGCTTGCCAGTGCGAAGGCAGATGCGTTGGTACAGGCCCTGGGCGAGCGCATCCTCCAGGGTGAGCCGCATCACCACGCCCTTGCGCTTTCCGGCCCGGATATCTTCGATCAAGGAATTGAAGGGGTTGTCGGCCCCGTCGTGGGTGGAGATGACGACGACGCGGCCGCCCCACATCAACAGCGCGAATGCGGCTTTGAGCAGCTCCTCCAGCTGATCGTGGAAGGCGGCTTCGTCGATGATGACCATGCCCTGCTTGCCGCGCAACGATCGCGGCTTGGAGGAGAGGGCGACGATCGAATGTCCGGACGGGAAGTCGATGCGGAAGGCAAGAATGCCCTCTTTCGAGCCGTCATCGAACAGGAACTCGGAGGCCGTGGTCGCGGCTTCGTCAAAGGCCTTCGTGAAGTCCCCGCAATAGGCGATAAATTCGCGGGTCATGTCGAGATTGTAGGCGATGTAGAAGACGTCCATGCCGCCGCGACTGGCGGCAGCGACCAGGACGGCGTCGGCCGCGAAACCATAGGTGATGCCGGTGCGGCGCGACTTCTCGACTACAAGCAACTGGTTCTCGTCACTGAGGACGATACCCTCTTGCTGGTAAGGGAGGAGGACGTCGGGCAGCGGTTCCTGGGCGCTCATTTGCAACCGCCCGGCTTGTGCTTCTGGCCCCGAACATGATGGCCGCGGCGCTGGCGGCTGCGCTCCGGCGGCGACCAGACGATTTCTCCACGCGCGACCTGGTTCAACCAGCAAAACCCGGCTTCGGCGCCCGTGGTGCCGTCCCGGCTGACCAGATCGAAATGCGGCAGATCATAGCCGGTGCCGATCGGTGCCAGGTGATCTGAAACCCGGACGAGCCAGAGCCTGTTCGCGGCGTCACGCAGTTGAAGGTGTTTCGTGGCCGAATTGCGAACGCGGCTACAGAGCATGCGAACGACCACCATGCCATGGCCTCGGGCATGCTCGGCGAGCGCCAGTGCAATGGTCGTGATCGAGCCGGCGGGGGCGCTTGTGCCCGGCGCGCGCCAGCCTGCTGCAACGGTGGTCGTGCCGGTCATTTAACTGATGCCCAGGATCGAGCGTTTGATCCGGTCGATCGTCTCCGGAGATGCACCAGCGGCCTTGCCCGCGGCCTCGGCGTCATTGGCGGCTTTGGAACGCGCGCGGGCGGCTTCCTCGCTGCGGATTTTCGCTTCGCGATCGACATCGATCTTTGCGGCCGACGTGATGTCCTTCACCGCCCGCCCGAGGTTCATAAGATCCTTCAGGCCCATGTCGGGATCGTCGTCGGCCGCCAAGCCCATTGCGATCCGGGACGCGAGCGTGGTGGCGAGCTGGATCAGCAGGCGCCCCTGCATGTCATCTGCCTGGCCGAACTCGCCCGCGAAATTCTTGGCGACAATCGCGATCTCGCGCTGCTGCGAGGCCAGGTCGGCATATTGCTTGGAGTAGCGTCCGACCGCAGAGCGAGAAACGTCGGCGCCGAGCCCCTTCAGCATCCATACGATTTGATCAATTGTCGCCTTGCGCTTCAGCGCAGCGTGGATCTCGGCGATGATAGGATCGGGCAGCTGCTCGATCGAGGATTTGCCGGCCATGGCTCAATCCCCGGTCTTGAAGCGGGAGACGCCTTCGATGAGCAGTCGGCCCTCGGCGACGTCGCGGCCATCGCTCAGGATCCGCGCGGCTAGATAAGGGCCAAGCTCATCAACCTCGATCAGCCGGCAACCGTCGTCCTGAGCAAGCCAACGCAGCTGCTCGGCGACATCGCGGCGGGCAACCCTGTGGCCGAGCTGATTGAGCAGCATGGTTAGGGTGTCGTCGTTGTGCTCGCCGCCGACGTCGAACAACAGGTCTAGAATAGCGCGGCGGATGACCGGAAGGATGATCGCCGGGATCACTGGCTGAGCCCGCGCTCAAGAAGGGTGCGGAGGTAGTCGTGCTGAGTGCTGAGCTGCTTTTCGACTCCCTTGAGGCCGCTTTCTACACCAGACATTCGCCCAGCGAGCACAGTCATGCCTTGGTTAAGATCGCCCTTGGTCGGCGAGGCTTTGCAGTCATTTTCGACCAGGGCGAGGCGGCTGTCATGCTCAGCGAATTTGCGCGAGCCGCGCTCGAATCTGTCGCGCGTGTCTCCAGCAGCCGAGTCGATTTCGCCTTCGAGCTTCTTTCCCAGAGCTTCTAGTTCGGCGCGGGTCGGGAACTGCGATTTCAGCCAAAGAACACCAGCGCCGACGACGAATGGGATCGCGATGACCGCGATCGGCCAGAGGATCTGGAGTATCAAAGCGAAGGACACGGTCCGCCCCTAAAAATGCCGTTGCAACAGCATCTTCATGGCGATTTTGGGGGAGCTAGTACGCCGTCAACAGGTTGACCCTGAGGCGGGCTCGGGGAAGCGGACGGTGGGGGAGTCTTACTCCGCCTCGCCCTCGTCGAAAAGCTCCATTTGACCAGCTGAGCGGCGACGACCCGCGCTAGGGGCATCGGCCCAATCCTCGGGGTGGTTGCGCGGATCGCGCCGATCGAGAGCCGCGAGGACGCGGCGTCGGTCCTGTTCGTGCAGTGGGAGGTCCCACTCGTCCCGCTGGTTGATTAACTCGGAGATGTAGGTTCGGTTGACCCTCAGGCGCGCAGCCGCCTCGGCGCCCGTCATCTCGCCCGCTCGCACAGCTGCGATGATCGGCGCGCGGCGGGCCTGGGCGAGCGCCGGCTTGCCGGTCGGGACCTTGAGCGTCTCGCGGCCATAGATCCGGCTCATCGTCTCGGCCGCGGCGGCGCCGATCGCATCGCGGAAGACGTTGCGCGCCGGATCCGCGGCGACATAGACCTGCTGGCCGCCCCACCGATCGACGATCAGCAGCGTCGCATAGGGGCCGATATGATCGGCCATTTCGCGCATCTGCGCCCCCCAGCCTGGTCCGACCTGCACATCGCGCGGGATCGGCAGCTGGTCAGGCAGCGGGAAGTGATGGGCTGCGCGGGTCATCCAGCCTCGCCCCGCTTATCCAGATGGCGGCGCAGCTTCTTGCCGAGCAGGCGGATGCCGGCATCGAGCTGGTGTTCGGACCAGCTCCAATGGTTGCAGCTCAGGGTGAGCGCGCGTTCGCAATAGCCCTCGTAGCCGGCCATAAGCAGGCCCGCGCTGCGCAGCTTCGCCGCGATCGCGTCGAGGACGGCGTGGCGCTCAAGGCGCGGGATCGTGATCTCGGGGCTAGTAGCGACCAGAGCGTTGAAGCGCGCCTGGTCCGGCCACCGGACGCCCTCCCGTGCCGCCCAGGACTTCAGCGCCTCGATGACCCGATACGCCTCCTTGTGGCCTAGGAACTGGATCTTCTGCTTGCCAGTCTGGCGCGCGACGAAGGCGTTGACCGCATCCTCGTTTGGCTCAGCGACGGCGCCGAGCCAGTAGAGCGTCCACCAAAGCGCGCGGATCTTCCCGACATGCGCGCGGTGGCCCATCGGCCCCTTCCAGCCTTGATTGAGGTGATCGAGCAGCTTGCCGATGTCGGCCGGTGTCATGTCGGCCATCGACCCCTTGCCAGTCACCCGGAGCTGGATGGCCTTGCGATCGTCGTCGCTAATGCCCTGGCGCCGGCAGGAGGCCCGAACGGCGCCCATCAGCTTCCTGTGGCTGTCCGCCTTCCCCGCGGCCGTGCGGATCGCCTTGCCGGCGATGGCGCCGAACGACTTAGCCATCGGCCGCCTCCGAAGCTTCCTTCTCTTGGATGATGCGGACCGCCTCTTCGACGTTCGCGTAATAGGCGCGGCGGTCGGCATCGTAGACCGTCTCGAAGATTGCGCGGTTGAGCGGCCGCGGCACCCGGCGCCAATGCGGCCAGCACATCAGCTGCCCGTCCTTAGCCGGCTTGGTGCAGCCCGGAATGCGACAGGCGCCCATCAGTCGCGCTCCCACCAAAATGGACGCGGCGGGTCGGCGCGCATCGCCTGGCTAGGGCCGGCAAGGCGGGGAAGATGCTCGCTATATGAGTGGAGCCGTTCGCGCGCCTGGTCGAGCGTCAGTTCGTGGTCCAGGGCGAGTTGCAGCTCCTCCCGATGCTGGCGCATGCGCTCGGCCTGGCTGAGGCGCCTAGTCCGATGAGCCCGCCCGGCCATCATGCCGCCCGCTTCCAACCGCGGCTCTCAAGCTCCGCGATCAGATCTGCAGTTGAGACGCCGTCGAAATTGGGCTTCGCCAACCGGAGGCTCCGCACCTTGCCGGGCGTCCGGATCAATAGGCCGTCCTCGACAAGGCGGGTGACGAGGGCATGGACGCAGCCGCGGCTCTTGAGCTCCAGTGCGGTCTGGATCTCGCCGTAGCTGGGCGAGATGCCTTTCGCTTCGATCCAATCGCGGATGAGGTCCAGAACTTCTTTCTGGCGCGGCGTCATCGGCTGCACTCCACGCCGTTCACGAGATCCGGCCGGGCGATGACGCGGCAAAGCTCAGCCGCCACCTCATTCACCCCGATTGAATCGAGCATTAGGAAATCGTCGAACGACAGCTCCTCGATCGCGGCTGTCGCCTTCGCGCCTGGGCGCTTATTCAGCGCGATCTCGCAGGGCTGCTGGCTGTCGACCGCCACGATGTAGACCCGCACAGCCATCAGTGCTTCGCCTTCGACTGGAAGGCGGGCTGGGCCTCGATAAAATCGGCCATCGCTTCGGCGAGCTGGTGAACGAGGGCCTCGTCCAGAAGGCCGGCGAGCATACTGCCATCGGAGTGGCGTAGCGCGAGGCCGAACAAGGGCTGACCGGTGAGATCATCCTGGATGGCGAAGGTGGCGACGCCGACGCCCCCGGCGGCATCCGCGCGCGGTCGGATGACCTCGGCGTGGAAGCCGGCCAGATCGGCGACGAATTGGCGTTCGTCGCTCATCTTGCCACCTGCTCGGCCACGAGACGGCGCGCCTTCGCCTGCCACGTGCGAATTAGGTTCTTCCCGCCGGAGGTGCTCGTGACGGTCACTCCAGCAAGCTTCAGCTCGTGAGTGCCGTTCGCGAACCGGGATCGCGCGCCGTAAGCGATGGCGAGGGCATCGAGGGTGGCCGCGGCCCAAGGGTCTGGGTCCGCGTCGATATGCCCATCAATTCGATCGGCGATCTTAGCGAGGAGGGCGGCGTCGATCATGCGGCCAGATCCTGCGCGACAGGATCCGCGACCACTTCGGGCGTCTCCGGCTTCGGCGCCGCGCGATCGATGAAGAATTCCGCCTTTTGCTTCGGCGCGAAGCCGAGCCCTGTCAGCTTCGGTCCGAGATCCGCGCTGCCCAGCTCCTTGAGGATCGCGGGCTTATCCAGCTCGTGCTTGATCCGGACTAGCTTCTTCAACCGGTCGGCGAGAGGGCGATTGCGCAGCAGCTCGACGGCGAGCCGGAATATCGCGGCGATCGCGTCCGGGACCTTCATCTTGCCGGTGGAGAGGCTTGGCGGCGTGATCCGCTCGCCCAGGACACAACCGGCCAGCTCGTGGCTCTTGCGCTTGCCCTCGGTCAGCGTCTCTCCGGCAACGGCCCACCAGGCCCGCAGCTGCAGAAACAGGCCCTTCGCCTCCTCTTCGAGCGGCGCGATGAAGGCGTCGCGCGCGGCCTCGATCGTGGCGATGGACGCGTCCGCGTCGGCGCGCAGCTGCTCGACCGAGGTCAGGATGCCGGCATAGCGGCCGAGGAGCGCAGTCGCTTCCTCGATCGTTTGCGGCGCAGTCTGGGCGACGGCTTTGCGGCGAGTGGCGGGCATCAGGTGTCCTTTCCGGGAAAGTGGGTGACGATGAGGAGGGCGGTGGCGCAGAACGCGCATTCGGCCGTGACGCGGCCGACGTGCCAATGGGCGCGACCGCATCCGGGACAATGATTGACCAGGCCAAGCCGGTAGACGGCGTGATAGCCGCGGGCGCGAATCGCGGCGGCCGCCTGCTCTTGGTCGAGCGTCTGCCCTGCGCGGGTCGGATGCAGGAGGACAACGGCGCCGCTCATCCCATCCACCCGTCGAGATAGCGCACCAGCGCGGCGTAGAGCTGGCCGCGCTCATCATCGAGCTTGTGGCCGGTGGCAGCCTCGACTTCCAAAACGAGCTTGCAGGCGTCGGCCAGCTTCTCGATCGGCTCGTTGACGAAATTGCCGTGCGCGGCGAGCGCGCCTTCGCGAGCGTAGACGAGCAGCTCGGCGGTGGCGTCCGCGGCTTGCGTCGCCGCCGCGAGCGCGGTTTTCTGCGGCTTCCTCATGACTGCACCTCGAAAATCAGGACGAAGAGGAGGCCGATCGCGAGCGACCAGGCCAGCGAGCTGGGGAGGCACATCCGGGTGAGCCGGATCTCGCGGCCGAGGGCTTGAAGGAAGCCCGTCACGGGCCGACTGCCAGCAGGAAGACGATGGTGCGCTCGATCAAGACGCCGCCGATCGTGGCCGCGGCGATCCAGCCCGGCGTGATGTGGATCTCGCGTCGGTCGACGTCGACCAGCGGGGGGAACCAGCGCCCGCTCATGCCGGCAGCTCCCCGAACAGCTGGCGCCGCCAGAACAGGGCCATGAACGGCAGGAGCTTCTTGCGATCCCCGATCGTGCCTGCCAGCTCGCCGTCGAGGCGTTCATATTCGGCGAGGTCGGCCGGGCTGAGCGGCGCCGCTTCGGTCAGCTCTGCGAGCGGGATCAGGATCGAGCCAGGCGCCCCGATCTCCCGGACCTCGATGGCGCGCTGGCGCCGACCGGCGACCTCGGCAAGCCGCGGCTTGCCGATCGCAAGGACGCGATGCGGCCGGGCGACTTCGCCGGGCATCTCGATCCAGAGCTTCTCGCCAATAACGGTCATAGGCTTAGTCCTCGTTGTCGGCCGCAGGAGGCGCGGCGCGATCGGTGTTGTTGGGGCACGTCGGGCAGGTCGACGCGTGAAGGTGGTGGGCCTGGTTGCGCGGTGGCGCTTCGCGGCGGCGATTCCGCAGGCAGCTGGAAAGCGGGATCGGCCCCCAAAGCGGGCAAACAACATCGTCGGTGCCGTAGGCAGCGCGGATCTGGATCTCCGCCTCCTCGTAGCTTCCGCCATAGGACCGGTTGAGGAGCCGGCTGATATAGCCGCTCGACTTGCCGAGCCGATCGCCGACCTGGCGCTGGTTCGTTGTGTCGCAGGCGGACGCCAGCAGGCGGACCCATGCGGGCATATCTGAGCCCCACGCGGCGGTGGCGCGCTGGAGGTTTGTAACGGGGCTACTCGCCATGGCTGGCCTCCCCGGCGCGCTTGTCGCGAGGGCGGACCCAGCCGAGCCGGATCGTCTCGCCGGTATTGCGGTCGATCAGGTAGGGCTCGGGCAGGCTGGTGGTGCCGCTGGACGATGTCGAGGGCGCCTTAGGGCCGGTGTTGAGCACTAGGCGGTAGGTCGCATGGCTCCGCACCATCCCCGACCGGCTGACCTTGGACGGCGCCATCGGGTGGTCTACCTTGACGACATAGCCGGCGCGGCGAAGGGCGCTCACGTACTCGGTCGCCTGCCTAACGTTGACCTCGGCTGTGATGCCGAGCAGCGGAAGATCGAAGCTCTTTAGGACGCGCATCGCGGACCACATTCGATCCTTGGCGGTGCGCGCGGCCGCCGCTGCCCCATCGTCCTGGACCTTCGGGGGAGCGTCCCCCGTGGGGGCATCAGCCGACAGGACGAAGCGGCGTTGAACGGCCGGGGTGACGATCAGGTGTCGGCGCTTCGCCCAGCGCCGGAGGCGGCAGTAGAGCGGCCGGTCATCGGCGCCGGATGCCGCGAGAATATCGGGGAACGTCGCTTTGCCGCCCAAGCGCCGAAGGGCAGCCCAGGCGTCGCGGCTGAGCGGGCCTTGGGTCGGCGCCTGCTCCAGCTGAGCCGAGGCCGGCGCGATCTCGAAACGGCGTGGCTCCGGCGGAACGATCTCGACCAGGCCAGCCCGCACCCACTGGCGCAGCCGGCAATCGATTGCTCCCTTGCGGCAGCCGACCAGCGCCCGCAGCTCGGCGATCGCCAATGGCCGGCCCGCGTCGCGGAGTGCCCGCCAAAGCGGGACGCTGACCGCGCCGTAGTCTCGCACATCAGATGCGCTGGCTTCGGTCACGCGGCCAGCCTCCGCATCGGCGCATCGCCCGTCTGGAAGCGTCGATCGCCCCACCAGCTGAGGTCGATCTGATCGATGCCCTCCTCAAGCGCTTGGCGCTCTGCATCCTTGAGATTGACGACGATACGGCGGGTGACGCCGCGGCAGGCTGGCACCATCCGCTCCAGCAGATCGTCGGCGATCTGGACGCGCGGGCAATAATGGTCGCGCAGTTTCCTGGCGTCGTCGAGCGTGGCCGGCTGGGCTGGCGTCATCACGTAGATCCGGTTGTAGAACCGCTCCCAGGTCTGGAGCTTGGCGGGCAGGGCCTCCTCCCCAACCAGCAGGATGGGGATGCGGGTCGCGTCGTGGATGTCGCGGATGATCTCGACGTGCTGCTTTTTGACGAGGTAGTCCGTCTCGTCGATGATCAGGCCTCGCGGTTCCCGGTTGAGGAGATCCACGATCTGCTGGAAAACGACTGGCGCCGTGCGACCGAGCTTCGTGATGCCCAGCTCCTCGGCGATCGCCTCAAGCAACGATCGCACGGTCCAAACGGCCTTGGCCTCGATGTAGGCGGCGCTGGTTCGCTGGGCCACGAAGGCCATGGCGACGCTCTTCCCGTAGCCGGAAGGGCCGTAGAGGACGCCGATGCGCGGGATGCCTGACGGCGCCTCCGCGCATTCGATGTACGCGCTCATGGCGAGGGCCATGTTGGTGAGTTTCGCCACCGCCGGAGCGCCGGGCTCGACAAGCGGCAGCCGTGACTGGCCAAAGGCATTCATGCTGAGTGTCTCCTGAGGTTGGGGAGGGGGCGGTCCTTCGGACCGGGGAAATGGCCGGTGATCATCTTCTCACCGCGGTAGAGGGACGAGCCGGCGAAGGTGCGCGCCTGGGCCAGCTCCGCGGGATCGACTGGCTCACCCGCCTCAGCGGCGGCCAAAATGCGGTCGGCCGCGGCAACGCGGTCTTCAATGCTCAACTCCGATCGCTTCGGCCGCTCCGTCCTGGCCATCGCGTCGGCGAGCCTTGCCTCGGACGGCAAAGCGGGCGCAGGTTGAGATGCGATGCTGTCGAGCTGGGCGGTGGACCGGTGAACCGTAGGCATCGGGAACAGGGCGAGTTGCCCGGCGCGGAGGGCGTCCTCGCGAAGCAAGGCATCGCGCGCCTCTTCCGGGCTGAAGCGCCGCATCTTGTCGCGCAGCTCGGCCCTGCCGGTCTTCATGAAGGCGTTCTGTTGAAGGCGCGCGGCGCGGGCGAATTGCTCCTCGGAGAAGCCAGCGCGCTCGTGGTTGACGACGGTGTCGATGAAATGGCCGTCTTCGTCGAAAGCGTAGAGGGCGCCGAGATCCTCTTCGTCGCGGCGGATCTGGACCATCCGGCCCATCCACGGCGCGAGGGCGGCCGACCAGTATTTGCCGTTCTTCCAGCGGATGCCGAGCTTGCCCACGATCGCGGTGCCCTCGGCCTTTGAGAGCGCGATCTTCAGGACGTCCTCGGAGGGTGCGCGCGTCGACGGGGCGGGGGAGCTGCACCAGCGCTGGTACGGCGTGGTCCGGATGCCCGAATGAACGCGCTGATTGTAGACGCCGTCCACCCAGGCATCGAGAACGGCCTGCAGCTCGGCGGGCTCCATTTCGGGGACGATGACGGCGCGCCCGGTCCGTTTCTTCTCCCGCGCCCGGAGGGCCTGCGCCTGGGCCACATTGTGGCCGGCATAGCCAGCAAGCAGCTCGGCGCGCTCCCGCGTGAATGTCCCGAAGATCCGCTCGATGTGAGGCTTCTTCTCCGGGCTGCCCGGCGGGCAGGGGTGATGAGCGATCCCTAGTGTCTCGAGCGCGGAGATGATCGACCGGTTGATGTAGCCCGAACCGTTGTCCGTCTTTACTGTCTCGGGCATCACGCCCCAGGCGCGGATGGTGTCGATGAGCAGCCGGCGCACTGATTGGCCGCTCTCGGAATCGGCGACCAGGAAACGGGGCCGGCGGGAATAGACGTCGATAACGCCGAGGATCGCCTTGCGTCCGCCCTTGAGGTGAACGTCGACCGGCGTCGTATCCAGCTCCCACACCTGATTGGCATGGGTGATCGCCCCATCGGCGCGACCCAGCGAAACGCGATATTGGTTCCGGTATCCGTCCGGATCGCGCATCGACAGGAGCAGGGCCTTCTTCTCCTCCTCGATGCGGGCAATGAAGCGGCTCAGGCTCCGCCGTGACGGCAGCTCGCGGAAGCGGGTCGACAGGAGGGCGAGGACTGTGTTTGCCGAGCGGGGCAGCTCGGCGATGTAGGCCTCGACCGCGTCGGCGACGTCGGGATGGCGGGTGAAGAAATCCGAGCCCTTGGGGCGGCCGACTGAGCGGAGGTTAGCCGGAACGAGGCGGGCCTGGCGCTGCTCAAGCGCGGTACGGGCTGCCTCGGGCAGGGTCGCTATGTCGAAAAGCCGGACGCTCCCGCCGCGGCCGCGCTGCTCGATCCAGCGCCATCCGTCTTTCTCGGCGCGGAACAAGACGCCCCGCTTTGATCCGGGCAGCCCCGGCAGGCCAAGGCCCGCGATCTGTGCGGCGGAAAGGTGCCCCCCTGCCGCGCTCATCGAACTGTCTCGCCCAGAGACGCGGGCACTACGGATTGCTTCTTGCCAAGATGTCGCTGCATAATCATGCGCGCTCCAGCTCTTTGGGGTAAATGTCGGGGCGCAGCTCATGACGCGACACGCCTGTTGCCGCTTCGGCGGCGAGCACCCGCTCAGCGGGCATGCGTCGGCTGCGGTGCAGCCATTTCCAGACTGCAGCCTGTGACACGCCGCAGATCCGCGCGAAATTCGACTGGGAGCCGGCAAGCGCGACGGCTTCCTGAAGCGACTCCAGCGGCTGAGGTTCTATAACCATGGTTGTAGCGTCTAAAACCAAAGTTATAGCTTCGTCAAGCGCCAAAGTTGGATGGCGCGCTACAACCAAATCTATAGCCTGCCGTCCGTGATCAAGGCGGACCGGTTGGTCGCTCGAATGAGCGAGCTGGGGCTCAGTCAGTCTGAGCTGGGGCGACGCGTCGGCGTTTCTCAGGCGACGATCGCGAAGCTTGCCCAGGGCAAGTCCTACGGCAGCTCCCACCTCCATGCGATCGCGCGCGAGCTGCACACGACACCCGGTTTCCTCCTGGGCGAGAGCAGCGATCCCAGCGAGACGGCTTCCGCGCTGCCTTCCCCAACGGCGCTGGCCGATCAGTTGGACGCCGTGCTGCTCCCCGAGGTCGAGGTGAGCTATTCGATGGGGGGCGGGTCCGTCATCGAGGACTGGCCCGTCGTCCGGCAAGTGCCTTTCAGCCGCACCTGGCTACGAAACCTCACCAGCTCGCCGGCCTCCGAATTGGTGGTCGCTCGGGGCGAGGGAGATTCAATGATCCCGACCATCCTCGACCAGGACCTGGTCATCATCGACCTCTCACAGAAGACGCCGCGGCAGAACGATCGCATCTGGGCGATGAGCTATGGGGGGCTCGGAATGATAAAGCGGTTTCGCCAGCTCCCGGACGGGACGGCTCAGATCAACAGCGACAATACGGCCGTCACCCCAATTCACGCGGTCGACGGGGAGGTCTTCATCGTCGGGCGGGTTTGCGGTGTCATCCGCAAGATCTAGCGCCGATCCTGCCGCTCCAGCCAGGCGGGGACCGTGTAAAAGACCTGCCCGCTATGCTCGTCGCGATCGGCGTTGCCGCTCTCGATCGCGTCGGCCTGGGCGTCCGCCAGCTTGTCGCGCCAAGGCCCGATCGGGCGGTCGAACATCATGAGACGCCAGCGCGGGCCGGAGGCTTTCGTCGGCGAATCTGGGGGGCTATCTATTTGCGGCATGGGACGGTCCAAGGAAAGAATGATGAGGCTCAAAGTCATTATCCTAGCGCTAGGCCTGATATCGTCGATCGGGTTTGCCCAGGCAACAAATGCGGGTGGCGGGTGGACCTATGCTGAGCGCACCGATCCGCTCACGGATCTTCGAACGGCATCCGCGCGAGTGCGCTCCACCGATGGGGCTGCCCAGCTCGTCTTCACCTGCCTCTCGTCCGATCCCGGCCGGCAGCTGTCCTTTCAGTTTCTGCCCCGCGCGTTCCTCGGCTCGGCCGCGGGAACGGTCACCTTGCGCGCCGATGGCGGCCCGCTCCTCACGGACCTCTGGGATCATGTCTACCGAGGCGCGTACATCGCGGACCAGGGCCGCGTGTACGAGATTGCGCGGGCGATCGCCGATCATGACACCCTTTTCGTCCGGGCGCTCAATTACGAAGGCCAGCCCGTCGATGGGACATTCCACATTGCCGGCGCAAGGTCTCAGATCGAGGCGGTGCTGTCGGCCTGCGGGAAGCCGCCCCTCGGCGCCGCATCCAAGTAGAATGACCGCCCGGCCTGGATAGGCTGAAAAATCGACCAGGACGCGCCTGGAGCGCCTGGGCGGCCCTAGGACACCCAAAATGGCCGGAACACGCGTGGGCGGCTTGCCCAGCGCCCCCTGGCGCCCGTTTGAGCCCGATCTCACTGCCCGCCTCCGTTCCCCTCGCGCATGGTCCACTCGCGCCAAAGCATCGAGCCGATCTCGTCGGGCCGCTCAATCCCGAGTGCGCGATAGATCCAGCCGAGGTCGCCATTGGCGACGCTGTAGCTCCAAGGCGACTTCTCGCTGCCAAGGGATCGCCACAATCGATTGTAAGGCTCCCGATCGCGGCGGCCGCCGTAGACCCAGAGATAGGCAAGGGCGAAGCGGATGGCGAAACTTCGCCGGGGTGTCCGGTAGCGGCATTCGACCACGGCATCCTCCAAGGCCAGCAGTGCTTTGTCGCGCAGCTGGTCGGCGATAAGCAGGTCAAAGGGAGGCCGAATCGCCATGGCGGGAACAGAAATGGAACATCCACCCGATGTTCGCAAGGCGGCCCCGCGCCGTTTCGTCGCGACCAAGGCTTATTGGGCCGGCGTCATGACGATGCTGATGCTGGCTGGCGCCTATGCCGCGGTCACCGGATGGATCACCTCGCGGGCCTCGATAGGGGCTCGAGCAAACACGGTCACAGGACAGCTGCCGCAGCGCCTCGGAAAACTTTGACGCGCTAAGCTGACAGGCGACCTTTCCATAGGCGAAACAAGCCCTATCTTCCTCCCATGGCGGTGGATGAAAAGGCTGACCCGGACGACGTCGAACGGGAGGAGCGACATTTCTTGCAGGCCCTGGTGGCTGCTGGACTCGTTAGCGAAGATCCCGAGGTGGGTCCGAACTTAGTCTATCCCCTGCCAGAGGCTGCCGAAATTATTAGGATCGTCGGCGGATACAACACGAATCGAACGATCGGCCGAAAAATAAGGTGCGCGGCCTGCCCGCAGCACCAGCATCATTTCCGCGGCTTCCGAGTTGAACTGTCAGACACGCGCCAAGCCAACATTGGCTTCAACTGCGGGGAGCATCATTTTGGTGAAGGCGCCTGGAAGGTTGCCCTCAACGACTATGAAGCTCGCGTAGAGGCCGCTCACTACAACGCCCGTGTCGCGCCAACCTTAGTGCTCCTCGATAAAATATTGCCGATGGTCGACGGATGGCACGAGCGGACTAAGGAGCTAGCAAGGGAGTTTTCCCATTTCCGAAGGTCCCTGCCGGAGTTGCACGCCGCCCTCGTGCGAGTGTGCCAGTATCGAGAGGGCCGTCTGGAGCTTGAAGAACAAGTAACGAGAGCCGTCACAACCAAGGTCGGCAAGGAGCAATTCAAGAGGGTCACCGAGGTGACCCTCGTTGGACGAGTTCCCTTCCCCGGACTGTTTGTAGGCGACGGGCCGAATTCGAGCCTCGTGGGTGCAAAGCAACTGATCGCAACTGCGGTCACTTTGCTCAACGGCAAGCGGGACACAATCAGTTTGGCCAAGGTGTTCCGCGATCTCAGGCAGGCAAGGCAGCTGCTAAGGGAGGCCTCCGATCGACATGCGGGCGCCCTGAGTAACTTGGACCCATCGTGGCTGCCCGGACTCTGTAAATGGGCAAATGCGCACGCTGCCATACCGCGCTGGCATGAAACCGAAGGCCGCTCGATCGTAGACGACTACGGCCTCAAATTCACACTGCCCGATCCTGACGAGCTTGGCCCTTCACCGTTTGCCGAGATCGACGGCGTCTGGAGCACGTTCGGCGCCGTTGAGGTCGACGAAGCGTAATAGCGTTTTCGCCGTCCGGCGGGGCAGCGGATCAATCCTCTGACTGCATGTCGCGGCTTGCGCGATTTCGTTTCGGGCGTCAAAAGACAGCGAAGCCTCGAACTCGCTCCCCTTAAACCGGTTGAAGCAGAGCCAGGGCAATTCCTCCCCGTATCCCAGCGACATGGGGACGGCATCCGCAATCAGGGTCATCAAGCCCGGCACCTACACGTCGGTGGAGGGGACGAAGGTCTCGTTCACGCTTGCCGACTTGGAGGCGGCCGCGGCCGCATATGACGCGGAAAGCGATCCCGCACCGCTGGTGATTGGTCACCCGAAGCTCGACGCGCCGGCCTACGGCTGGGCGAAAGAGCTGAAGATCGAAGACGGCGAGCTGGTCGCAGTCGCGGATCCGGCAACGCTTGAGCCAGCCTTCGCCGAAGCGGTGAACGCCGGCCGCTATCGCCGGATCTCCGGTCGCTTCTACCAGCCCAACAGCGCCGGCAATCCGAAGCCGGGCAGCTTCTATTTGCAGCACATCGGCTTCCTCGGAGCCGCGGCGCCGGCCGTGAAGGGCCTCGGCACCGTGAGCCTGGCCGAGGGCGATGGCACCAACCTCTTTTCAATCGAAACCGACAACCAGGAGAATCAAATGTCCGACCAGGATCGCAACGTCGCCTTCGCCGAGCGCGAAGCCGAAATCGTCCGCCGCGAGGAGGCGATCAACGCCCAGGAAACCGAGCTGTCCGCCCGCGAGCAGACCGCGGCGCAGATCCTGCACCAGGCGAACGTCTCGTTCGCCGAGCAGCTCGTTGCCGACGTCAAGCTGGCCCCGGCCGGCAAGGACATGCTCATCGGCCTGCTGGACACGCTCGATGGCGCGAAGTCCGACGTGATCAGCTTCGGCGAAGGTAACGCCGAGCTGGCGCCGGCTGCAATTCTCCGGAAGCTTCTGGTCGGCGCGCAGCCGCTGATCTCGCTCGGCGAGGCCGCTCCGGGCACCAAGGAGAATGAGGACCCGCCGGTCAGCTTCGCCGCGCCGCAGGGCTTCGACGTCGATGCGAAGCGGCTGGAGATCCATACGCGCGCTCTGGAGATGCAGGCGGCGGATCCGAACCTTTCCTACCTCGACGCCTGCAAGCGCGCGGGCGCCTAGCCGCGCTCGCCGAGCCTATCCGCCACCGCCAAGCCGGCCACTGCCGCACAAGAAGGAAGTCCGATGCAGAAAACCCCGATCCTGACGCTCACCAGCATCGCCACTGCCGCGATCATCGACAACCGGTTCGTCGATTATGACGGGTCGCTCTGCGACGTGGCCGGCGCCCAGCCGATGGGCGTCTCGGTCACCGACGCCGACATCGGCCGTGCCTTCGCGGTCGACGTCCTCGGCACGACGATCGTCGAGGCCGGTGCCGCCATTCCGCTCGGCGCCAAGGGCCTCACGCCCGTCAAGACCGACGCGAACGGCAAGGCCATCGCCCAGGGGGGCGTCGGCGTGATCGCCGGCTACGCGCTGCAGGCGGCCGCGGGCGACGGCTCCAAGATCGAGATCAGGCTCACCGTCTAAGGCGCAGCCAACTCCACCACCCGACCTTCCAAGAGAGGAACCTACTGCGATGACCATGAACGCCTCCCAGGCCCGGGTGATCGACCCGATCCTGACGAACCACAGCCGCGGCTATACTCAGGACGGCTTTATCGGCGACGTCCTGTTCCCGATCGCCGACATGCCCACGCGCGCCGCAAAGCGGATCGAATTCGGCCGCGAGGCCTTCCGCCGCTACAAGATCAAGCGCGCGCCAGGCACGGCGATCGCCCAGGTCAGCTTCGGCTATGAGGGCAAGCCGGTCCAGCTCAGCCAATATGCTCTGGCCGCTGTCACGCCGGTCGAGCATCAGGAGGAGGCGGCCGAGGTGCCGCACATCGACCTCCTGTCGACCAACGTCGACACGGTCCTTGCGGTGATCGCCCTGGAGAAGGAGATCCAGCAGGCCGCCGTCGCCCGCAATGCCGCCAGCTACGCAGGCACCAATAAGGTCGCCCTGGCCGGCGCCGCCAAATGGTCCGACCCGGCGTCCAAGCCGGCCGCCGCGGTCGAGGCCGCAAAGGAGGTTATCCGCAGTCGGACTGGCCGCCGCCCGAACGTGCTTACGCTTGGGGCCGTGGTCGCCGCGGCCCTGCGCAACCATCCCGACGTCCTCGACCGCTACAAGCACGTCACCACCGCGACGATCTCGGACGAGATGCTGGCGTCGTATTTCAACGTCGCCAAGGTCGTTGTCGGCGACGCGATTGTGGATAGTGACGATGGCGCCACCTCGACGGACGTCTGGGGCAACGATGCGATCCTCGCCTACGTGCCGCTGAAGGGGACGCCGAACATCAACATTCCGGCGTACGGCTACACCTATCGCCTGCGGAACCACCCGTTCGCGAAGCCGGCCTATTTCGAGCGCGGCCTGAACAGCTGGCTGAACGACGTCTTCGACGAATTCTCGCCCGAGCTGGTCGGCGCCGACGCCGGCTTCCTCTTCCAAACCGCGACCTAGTCCCATCGCGGCCGAAGGTCGGCGGGGCGGCGTATCTGCCCCGCCGGCTCCTTCGCCTCCCGACCCTCCACCCGGAGACTTGAACCATGCGGACCTACGACATTCTCTCGCCTATCGACGACGGCACCGGCCGGCGCGACAGCGGCACGATCAACATGGACGAGAAGGCTGCTCGCGAGCACGTCGAGCTGGGCGTCCTGGCCCTGGCCTCCAAGCAGGCGAAGGAAGCCCCGCCCGCACCGCCAGCTCCTCCGGCACCGCCCGCTCCTCCTTCTCCCCCAGCTCCTCCGGCTCCTCCGGCGCCTCCGCCCGAGGCCAAGCCGCTGGCTGAGCAGTCGTTCGACGAGCTGCGGGTCACGGCGAAGGCCGAGAAGGTCCCTGCTTGGGGTCCGATCAAGGACGAGGCCAAGCTGCGCGCCGCGATCGAGGCGCACCGCGCCAAGCCGGCGAAGGCCTGACCCATGCGCGGGCGGGGGATCTTCGTGGCAGCGGCGATGGCGGCGGCTTCCTGCCTTTCGGTCACCGCGGCGCCGGTCATGGCGCAGGCGGTGCTGCCTGCAGAGCAACGGCGCTTGTCCAGGGCGGAGCGCCGCCACCAAGCGACCCGCCCTAACGCCGCGCCGATCAATCGCCGCTCGAAAAATCCGCCCCAGCGCCGCAAGCTTCGCGCCAATCGCCTGATCGTCAGCCGCCGCGTCCGTCGCCGGCATAGGCGGCGCCGGTGATCGCGGCCGTGCTCTTTGCCTCGTCCTGGGCGATCGGCGCCGCGGTCATCTGGATCGTCGGCGCCGCGATGTTCCTTGAGACCGTCTGGCGTACTCGGATCGGGCTGCGCCAGGCGCTCGCCGAGGACGCCTTGTTCCTGTCGCTCGGCTTCGGCTTCGGACTCACCTGGCCCATCGTCCTGATCGGCTGCGGCGCGAGCTTCGGCATCTACCAGCTCGCGCGTCGATCGCGCCAGCTTGGCCGCGGGTGAAGTGGCTATGCAATCGCTCATCAAGCAGCCTTCAGAGCAGCTGAAGAAAGGCCTCGCGTTCGACACGAGCGCCGCGATCATGTCGATCATCGACGTCTCGGCCGCGAAGCGCGGCCTTGTGACGGGCAGCGCTGGCTTGGTCGTGGCCGGCGAGCTGGTCGCCGGCATCATGTTCGTCACGATGAGCGGCGGCACGGATGGCGAGCGCTACCTCATCACCGGCAAGGCAGAGGACGCGGACGGACAGGATCTCGAAGCGGAGCTGGAGGTGGCAGTCATCGAAGGCGCCTGGTCCACGCCGGACGGCGGCGACGGGTATCTGACGATCGACGCGTTCGTCCGCAAATTCGGCATCGATGAAGTCGTACGGATGACGGATGTGTCCGGCACCGGCCGGATCGACCGCGATCTCCTGATCAATGCGCTATCCGATTTCCAGGCGATCGCGGACTCCTACATTGGCGCGCGGTTCGCAGTTCCGCTCGCGGATGCGCCCGAGTTGGTGAAGACGATCGTCGCGGATGGCGCGCGAGCCAGGCTCTATCCGAACGGCGCGCCGGAAGGTGTCGCCGACGCGGCCAAGGCCGCGCTGAAGCTGCTCGACCAGATCAGCAAGGGCCAGCTGCCGCTGCCTTCGCTCACGGCGCAGGCGCCCGCACCCGACACGCCGACGCCGATCGCGGTCTCGCCGGGCTCGCGGCAATACCCTGACGGCCTGCAGGACTATTGAGATGGCCGGCGGCATCGAGGTCAGCTTTGTTTTCCAGGAGAACCTCGGCGCGGCTCTGCGCCAGGCCGCGCAGCATGGGGGCGACCTCACGCCCGCCATGAGAGAAATCGCGGTTTATCTCGAAGGCGTATCGGCTGAGCGCTTCGCCCATGGTGTCGGGCCGGGTGGCGTTAAGTGGAAGGTCAGCCAGCGCGTCCGCGAGCACGGCGGCCAGACGCTTGTGCTGAGCGGCGACCTGCAAACGTCCGTTCACGCCGCCACCACTCCGACCTCCGTCGAAATCGGCCCTGAGAGGTCGTTCGGCTCGGCCGTCTACGCCGCGATCCACCAGTTCGGCGGGACCATTCGGCCCAAGGTCAAGCAGGCTCTGCATTTCGGCGGCCGTATCGTCTCTTCCGTGACGATCCCAGCACGGCCCTATGTCGGCTTCGACGCGGCTGACCAGGACCGCATGGCCGAGATCCTGACCGACTTCATGAAAGGCGCATTCGGCGCGGCCGGAGCGACGGCATGAGGTTGGTCCCGATAGTCGACCAGTTGAAGGCGAGCGGGCTGCAGCGCGTCCAGGGCGTGCTTGAGCTGGTCTCGTTGAAAACGCCGCCGGCCCGGCTGCCGGCCCATTTCGTCGTTCCCGACAGCGAAACTGCGCAGCCAAACAGCTTCACCGGCGGACCGATCATGCAGCGGACCGACGCGCGGTTCGGCGTCGTCATCATGCTGGCGCCCGGAGCCAATCAGGAAAAGACGTCGGATGACCTGCAGATCCATGAGGACCAGGTCATCGAAGCGGTCCTCGGCTGGATCCACCCCGACGCCGCCGATGGGAAGCCGTGCGAATATGTCGGCGCCCGCATGCTGACCGTCATGCCCGGCGCCCTTTGCTGGATGGTGAGCTTCAGAACCGGTCGAATGATCAGGAAGGTAATGTGATGACCAGACCCAAGAAACCCGCGCCGGCCGAGGCGATCGATTTCCACACTGCCCATGTCCGCGAGGATGGGGTTCACCTCTACGGCGAAGGCGGTCTGCCGCTCAATCATCGCCTGCGCGCGGAGGCACTCGTCGCGGCTGGCGAGAAAAAGGATCCAGACGGGCTGATCAGCCCTGAACTGATCGCCGACACGGCCGAGCGCATGGCCGCCGAGACCGCCGAACCGGCGCCGGCCGCGACCCCGATCACCGACCCGCCCGCGGCCACGCAAGCCTAAAGGAGCATCACCATGCCCAAGAACGCAGAAAAGAAGCTCCTCCTCTACAAGATGGAGGTCACCGAAGGCACCGATCCGGCACCCGTCGTCGGAACCGATGCCATCCTCACGCGCAACCTGGACGCGACCAAGTGGGAGGGCGACAAGGGCGTCCGTCAGCTCGACGGGCTCTATGCCGGCGCGCGGCCGAGCTACTATAAGCAGATTCGCAAGCCGATCAGCTTCGAGGTCGAGATCGCGGGCAGCGGCGTCAGCGCCGTGACTGTCCCGGCCTGGATGAAGCTCAACCGGATCTGCGGCTTCGATGCCGGCGTCGCTGGCGGCTCCTCCGTCGTCCAGACGCCGATCTTCACGCCCATCCCGTCCGCCACCGTCTATCCCTTCTACGATAATCTGCTGGTCAATGCGCTCGGCTGCCGCGGCAATATGCAGATGACGTTCGAGGACGATGAGATCCCGTTCTTCATGTACAACCTGCTGGGTTTCCCGCCGGCCGCCATGGTCAGCGAGAGCACGCCGGGCGCGCCAACCTTGACCGCGTTCGCGGCGCCGGTCCTGGTGAATACGGCCAACACCACCTTCTCCCTGGGCGGCTATTCGCCGGGGCTGCGCAAGCTTACGATCGACTGCGGTGCGAAGATCGAGCCGCGCTCGCTCACTGGCCCGGCCGATCGGATCATGTGGCGCAATCGCGAAATGACCGGCTCGGTCACGATCGAGCATCCCGACCTCACGGCGAAGAACTACTTCACCAACGTCATCGCTCGTTCGATCCAGGCCCTTCAGATCATCCACGGCACCGTGGCCGGTAACATCGTCCAGATCGATGCCGCCCGGTGCGAGATCGACCTCCCGGATCTGTCGGAAGAGCAGGGCGCGCTGATGCAGACCCTGCCGCTTCGCCTGCTGCCGACCGTCGCGGGCAACGACGAGCTGATCATCACCTCTAAGTAAGGACACACCGCTTATGTTTGTCGTCACCGAGAAGCCAGTCACCTGGATGCTGGTCGAGTGGAACTCGCTCGACGAAGCCGGGGAGCAGGTCACCAACTCATTCCGAATGAAGGTTGAGCTTGTCCCCCTCGATCGCTTCGAGAGCTTCCTTCTGTCCTATGCGGGCGGGCAGCTTACGGCCGAGCAGCTCGGCGATCGCCCGCCGCTCGAAGGGCCGGTTGACTTCATCAAATCGGTAGCGGCCGACTGGGACGAAATCGTCGGGCCGGACAAACGACCGTTCGCATTCACACCGACCAATCTGGCCATCGTGATCCAGCAGCCGGGTTTCCTGAACGGCTGGCAGCTCTCCTACACCAAGGCCTGGTACGGCCAGACGAAGGACCGGGAAAAAAACTCGCCAGGCTCGCCCGCCGGTGGGCCGGTGGCCCCAAATCGGAGGGCGCGGCGAGCCCGATCGAGCAGCTCGAAAAAGTAGGCGCGATCGTGCCGCCCGAGCTGCGCGCCCAGCTCGAACAGCCGGCGGACGATCGGATCGAGATCTGGCCGGACATGGTGCCGGCAGTGAGCTTGTTCTTTTCGATGGAGACACAGTGGAGATGGGCGGGAGCCGGCATGGCGGGGGCGTTCCGGACGGGGCTCGACTACTCGGCTCTGCCGGTCATTGCCGGCTCGATCGACGTGACACCCACCCCGCGGATCCTCGCGGATCTGCGCAGCCTCGAACGGGGCGCGATCGAGGAATGGGCTCGGAAGATGAAGTCGTGACGCGATGACGGAATTTGTCGTCTCCGCAAGAATGGTCGCCGATGCGTCGGGACTGGTCTCCGGCGCCCAGCAAGGCGCGGGAGCGCTCGATCGCGTCGGCGACAGTGCGGAGCGGGCAGGCGGAAAGGCTCGTGAGTTTGGGAGTTTCACCGCCGAACAGACCGCTCAGCTCCGCGCCAATGCCGCCGCGATCAACCAGGTGGTGCGCGCCACCAATCCCGCGATCAGCAATCAGCAGCTCCTCGAAGGCGCGTTGAACAGGGTCCGCAACGGCTACATCCAAGGGACTGTCTCGGCGGAGGCATATGCCAGGGCGGAGGCGATCGCCGCCCGAGGCGCGATAGAACTCGCGGCCGCAAACAGGACGGCAACGAATTCCACAGGCCAGATGCGCTTCGGCACGATGATGCTGGGCCAGCAGATTCAGGACGTCGGAATTCAGCTGGCGAGCGGAGCCGGCTTCCTCCGCACCTTCGCCATGCAAGCCGGTCAGACTGCGCTCGCCGTGCAGCAAATGGGCGGCGCCGGTTCGGGCTTTGCCCGGTTCATCGGCGGTCCTTGGGGCTCGCTGATCCTCGCCGGCGTCTCCGTCCTCGCCGTGCTGACCGCTGGCATGATGTCGAACGCCGAGGCGGCCGAGGCCGCGCACGCCGGGGCGGACGGCTTGAGCGACGCCCAGGGCGTCCTTGGCGGAATGTTCGATCTGACCTCGGGGAAGATCGAGCGGCAGAACGCCCTGCTCCGCGCGAACATCACGCTGATGGCCGTCCAGATGCAGGCCCAGGCATTGCAGGAGCGAGAACAAGCTCGCGCGACCTACCAGAGCCTCGGCTACCGCGGAACTGCTGCTCGCCTTGGCACGATTGGTGAGGCAATCCGTCTCGGTGTCTCGCCGACGCGAATTCCCGAACAGCAGCGTCGAACCGACGCCTACTCGCTGCGCGTCCAGCGCCTCCTCAGCGACGTCGGCGCGGGCCGCGTCTCGTCGGAGCGCGCGCTCCAGCTGAGCGCTCAAATCGACTTTTCAGGGCTGAACATCACCCGCGAAGATTTCCAGCAAGCGATCATCAACCGACTTTCGTCGAGCGCCAAAGAGGACACCGCCGCTCGCATGCTTTCCAGCCTGAATGCAGGCGTGCTGGACCCCGGCCTCCGTCGATCCGGCCGCGGCGGCGGTGGTGGGCGCCAGCGGCGCGGCCGGCGAGCGACCGATCAGACTGAATTCGGCCAGGACACGGCCGACCGGCTCACCAGTATCACTCAGCGCTTCGTTGACGCGCCGCCCCAGGTCGAGGCGGTGCGCAAAGCTCTCGCCGACGTCGACGATATCGCCACGGACATCGAGCGACGCCACCCGCCGAACTACGAGGCGCTGCTCGCTCAGGCGCGAGCGGCGCGGCCGATAATCGAGGCGGGCATCAATAAGCCGTTCAATGACTTCATTCGATCGCAAGAGCAGTCGCTGCAGCTGCTGGGCTTGCAGGCGCGCGGCCACGACGCCGAGGCGGAGGCCCTTCAGCATATCCTCCAGCTGGAGCAACAGCAGGGACCGCTCGACAACGCGAAGCGCCTCGCCATCCTCGCCAACGTGCGCGCCATTCAGCAGGAACAGCGCGCTGTCGAGGTGCTCCACGAGCACCAGCAGCTTTACCTCAACACGCTTGCCGAGACGCGGAAGGAGATCACCGACACGGTCGAGGGGATGCTGTCCGGCGACTTCAGCAGCCTGACCAGGCTGCCCGGCCAAATCCTCAACTCGTTCAATCGCCTCACCGCCGAACGGCTAGTCGAGCAGCTGTTCGGTCCGGCCTTTCGCGAGCTGGAGGATCACGTAACCGGGCGCGACAGCGTACGTTCGGCGAATCTTGTCTTGGCGCGCAGCTCGACCGACACCGCGCATTCAATTGCCGACCTTGGAACGGCTGCCCGGCAGACGATCGACTCGATCAACAATCCCACGACCGCGGGCGCGCCGACAGGCTCCGATGCCGGCGCCGAGGACGGCGACATCGTCGTAACCGCCACTCGCAACGACCCGATCTACACCAATCCCCGTCAGTTCTTTCAGAACATGGTACAGGGCCTGTTGCGCGGCCTGGTCGGCGAGGAGTTCGCAAGGGCGCTTTCCGTCGGCATCTCCCGCGCGCTGGAAGGCGCCGCCGTGGGCGGGATGGTGGCGGGTATCGGCAAATCCCTTGGTATCAAGACCTCCTCGACCGGCGGACAGATCGGCGGTGCGATCGGCGGCATCGCGGCTTCCGCGCTCGGGCTTCCGCCGATCCTTGGGGAGCTGCTCGGCGGCGCGCTGGGCAGCGTCGTCGGAGGTCTGTTCAAGAAGTCGAAGACCGGATCAGCAACGCTGACGAACGCGCACGACACCGCGACCACGAGCGGAAACAATGCCGCCTACATGAAGGCCGCGAGCGGGCTCGCCACGTCGATCCAGGACACGATCCTTAATATTGCTCAGCAGCTCGGAGGCAGCGTCGGGAGCTTCGCGGTTTCGATCGGGCAGAAGGACGGCAAATACCGGGTTGATCCGACCGGCCGCGGCAACGTCAAAACGAAAAAGGGCGCGATCGATTTCGGCGATGATGAAGGGGCCGCGGTCGCCTACGCCATTATGGACGCGGTGCGGGATGGGGCAGTTTCCGGCCTCTCGGCCGCCGTCCAGCAGGCCCTTCGATCGTCGACGGACATCAATCGGGCGATCCAGGAGGCGATGAAGGTCCAGGAGGTCGAGACGCTGGTCAAGGGCGTCACCGGCGCCATGGAGAAGCAGCTGCGCGAGTTTGAGGCGCAGGCGGCCGAGCGCATCCGCATTGCCCGCCAGTATGGATTCGATGTCGTCGCGATCGAGAAGATCAATGCCGACGACAGGCTGAAGCTCCACCAGCAAATTCTGGAGCAGCAAATCGGCTCGCTGCAGGATCTGCTCAATGACATGAATTTCGGGTCCCTGTTCGAAGGGTCCCTCTCCGATCAGCGAGACAAGATTATCGCCGAGCTGGACCAGGCTACAGCGGACGCGAAGGCTGGCGTTGCGGGCGCGGCCGATCGGCAGGCGGAGCTCAGCCGAAACCTCATTGATCTTTCGAAGGAGGCGTTCGGCACTGCGGGGCCGGAATATGCCGCGGATCTGGATCGGGCTCGCAGTGGCGCGGAGCAGGTGATCGCGCTGGAAAATGAGCGGCTGAAGGCCGCCGAGGATGCGGTCAAGGAAACAAACAGTCAGCTTAACGAGGCGAATGACCAGCTCGCCCAGCAGACTTCGATCCTGCAGAGCATGGCCGGCAGCCTGGCCTCCATCGCATCTGGCGGCGGCGCGGGCGCCAGCATCGCTGAGTCCATCAACGCGGTCGACACGCGCCGCTTCTCGTTGCTGGCATGACGTCCGTCGTCCTTATCACGGTTTCGCCGCGGGCGCCTGCAAGCGGCGCCGCTACGCCGATTTACCTCGCTGGCGGCGGCAATCTGAAAGGCTACCGCTACCAAAACCAGCACTGGCGCGCTGGTGTGACCTTGATGCCCCGCTTCCGGGCGGAGATCGGCTTTGACGAGAACGGTTGGAACGGCGCCGCCCGGCCGGCGACCGGCGCGATCGCCTGGGCTCCTGCGACGAAAACCGATTTGTCGGGCCTCGCCGGCTATTATTGGCCGAAGGCGGTCATCGCCATCCAGGAGGGCGACGAAGCGACGGAGGTCTTCGCGACCAGGTTGTCCGGCAAGGTGGCCGACGCCACGGTCCAGGACGGCCAGCTGATCATAACCGCCGCCGATCTCAGCGACGATCTTGCCAAGCCCCTGGTCACCGCCCGCTTTGCCGGAACCGGCGGCGCTGAAGGCGGCACGGAGGCAAAGAACCGCATCAAGCGCCGCAGCTGGGGGCGGGTGTTCAACGTCGAGGGCATGGTCCTCGACAAGGCAAACAACATCTACGAATTCGGCGATCCCTCCTTCCCGCTTCAGCAGATCGTCACGCTCCGCGACATGGGCCGCGATGCATCCCCGGCGCCGGCCGTGCTGGCTTGGCAGGGATCGATCGCCGCGACGCTCGCCGCCCTGGTCGCCTCCGTGCCTGTCCAGGGCTCCGGCGTGGTGGCGCCCTCGATCGCCAGTGCCAAGTGGTGGACCCAGCCTGCCGGACCGTTCACGGCCGATCTCAAGGGCGAGATCGGCGCCGGCTACGTTGAGACAGTTGCGTCGATCGCCGACCGCATCCTGACGGCCGTCGCCGGCCCGGCCGTGACCAACGTCGCGACCGCGAACGGCTGGCGCGGCGCCGCGGCTGGTATCCACGTTTCGGAAAATGAGACGATTGCGGCGACGCTCGATCGGCTGCTCATGGGCGTCTCCCTCGTCTGGATCCTCGACCCGACCGGCACCGTCACGCTTCGCGAGCTTACCTTCACCGGATCGGTGGCAACGCTAACCTCGGACAGGGTGCAGCGGCTTAGAACTCTACCACCGGTGAAGACCCGACGCGTCGGCTATCAGAAGAGCTACCGGACCCACACCGATGGTGAGATCGCCGCTTCTCTGCTGCAGCTCGACGATGTCGGTGACCTCGCAACGCTGGACAGCGTCACTTTGGGGGTGAACGTTTACCAAAATGCTGGCCCGCTCGTAACCGATGGAACCGCAATCACCTCGCTGGGCACGGCCGCTGGGATCGCGGGGCAGGGTGCGCTGGCCACCCTGTCCGGCGTCACGCTCGGCACGAATGTCTACCGCTCGGGCGGCGGTCCCGCCCTGGTCAATGCCGACGTCATCACGAATCTCGGCACCGCCGCGAGCATCTACGGCCAGGGCGCGCTCGCTACGTTGAGCGCCGTCTCCGGCACCAACATGGTGAACATTCCTTCGGGGATGACGCTCAACTCCGACCCGGGGCTCAACGACGTCGCGGTCTGGACGCAGAATATCGGCTCGACTTGCTACATCGTCAGCGACAGCGACTTCATCGCCTCGCACGCGTGGGAGATCACAAGCACCAATCCGACCAACACGATCTATTCTGAGCGCATTCCGATCGACCCGACGCGCGCCTACACGGCGAGCTTCACCATCAAGAACAGCGTTGGCGGCAATAAGACCTGCTACGGCATGGTCATCTTCTACGACAGTGCCGGCGTGGCCATCGATGGCAACACCTACCCGTCCGGGTGGCCCGGCGTTGGCACCTTTCACTATTACGGCCTCGTAGGGACGGCCGCGCCGACGACCGCGACGACTTATTCGATCAACTTCGGAGCGGGGCAGACGGCGGGCATTCCCGCTGCGGCTCGCTTTGTACGGATCGGGTGGCTTCCCTCCTATGCCGGTACGACCGGGACGCAGCGGGTCGGCTCGCCAATGCTGACGGAGCTGATGACTTACGGGCGCTTGTCGAACTCGGCGGCGAGGTTGGGCGTCAATGTGGTGCGCGCGGATGGATCCACTTCACTGACCGACGCTCTCGCCGTCACAAGCCTTGGGACGGCGGCGGCCATCTCAGGGCAAGGGACGCTTGCCACGCTCAACAGGGTCGGGGCTGCAACCATAGCGGCAGGCGCGATCGGCGAGAGCTTAATCCCCAACGGTGGGGCCGAAGAAGGCACGGTCGCCGGCTGGCTCGGCGGAGCCTATTATAACACCGGGTCCGGCCTCTCCCTTGCCGTCGTCTCAGGCGCGCAGAACTCGGGGAAGTATTCCTTCGCGATCCAAAAGGCGCTGACGAGCGGCCAGTTCAGCATGTCGTTGGCGTCGATGATCCCGGTCACGCCGGGCAAGACGTATCTCTTTCGCTGGGCTGCGGTTTCAAGCGTTGCATGCGCGAGTGGCTGGTATGTCCGCATTTTTACCTACAACGCGGCGCAGGCTACCGTCACATCGACCGACCTCGTTTCCAATGGGCCGCTGACGACGGGCTGGGCTACGTCGGAGGGCACCTGGACCTGTCCGGCCGGCACCTATTTCATCGATCTCTGCTTCATCAATTACGTCAATGCGGGGCCGACCGTTTACGTCGATGACGTCCAAATGTTCGAGCAAGTCACCTATCGGGGCTTGTCGAACAGCGCGGCCAGGCTGGGCGTCAACGTCGTTCGAAATGACGGCTCGACGTCTCTGACAGACGCCCTCGCGGTGACTTCCCTCGGCACCGCGGCGGCATTCGTCGGACAGGCGGCCATCGCCACGGACACTGATGCAGTCGCCCGCATTCTCGATATGCGAGGTGACAATTTCGTCCGCGATCCGATGCTCGATCAGGGCGGAGCTCTGTGGCTGAAGGAAACGACAACCGGCTACACCGCGCCGACCGTCATGACTTGCGTGAGCGGGTTCGGAGCCGGCACGCACCCGTCCGTCAACTGCCTGTCGTTCCCGGCGAACGGCAACTTCGGGCGCGTCTATGCCAATGGCGGCGTGGTCGTCCCGCTGCCGGGCCGGGCGGTATATTGCTCGGTAATCGCCCGCAGCTCCGGCACCGCTGGGGCCAACTTGCAGATCGGTGTCTTTTGGTACGATGCGGCCATTGGCGTCATCAGCGCCCCAAGCACGGCCATAGCCGCTCCGGCGCCAGCGAGCGGCTGGGTCCAGCTGATCGCCGGCCCGTTTGTCGCCCCGGCAGGCGCGGCGAGCTGCCTCCCCTTCCTCCACCGGGGCTCTAGCGCGAACGGCTTGTGGGTCACCGGCTGGCGCGCTGGAGCCGCAGCGGATGGCGCAACTCTCGGGTCCGTCTTCAACTCGAACACATGGCGCAATGACGGCACGACGCTAGTTACAGACGCGCTGGCCGTCACCTCGCTTGGAACGGCGGCGGCGATCTCAGGGCAGGGTGCGTTCGCGACGGTCAATAGCGCTGCGTACGGCTCCTCGCTGCTGACCGGTTTCAGCACCTTGGCAACTCTCAGCCAGGTCAACCTCGGCGCAGCTGGCCGCGTCTATCGCGATGACGGCTCGACCCGGCTGACCGATTCGCTCGCGGTGACATCGCTCGGAACGGCGGCGGCCATCGCTGGTCAGGGCTGGGGCGCCACGGCAGCTCAAGCCGACGTCGCGAACAATGAGAGCGCGGGCGGCATCCTACGCATCGCGCGGCCCGCCAACGGTTATTCAGGAAACAATGGGTCGGCGACCGCTGGCGCCATCCGCATCCGACTTCCGGCCGGCGCGATCACGGACGGCGACAAGATGATTCGCTTCGCCGTCTCGATCTATGAATACGCGACGTCGAAGGCGCAGACTTACGAGATTTCGGGTTACACGTGGAACGGCGGGGGCGGGGCATTCAGCGGCACCTGGCTCAATCAGTCCGCCGCCCTGATTGGCGGCTCTGGCGCGGCGCGCCCGGTCTATTTCGGCAAGGATGCGACCGGGTGGACCGTGCACATCGGCACGCCCGGCGGCACTTGGGAATATCCAGCCGTCACGATCCGTGATCTCGAAGTCTCCTACGGGACGCCCACGGAGAGCCTCTGGAAAACCGGCTGGTCGATCAGCTTCGACACCGGGACGCCTCCCTACTCGGCCACTGTTGCCAACCCGACGGCCGGCGACGCGGTCTTCGGCATCAATGCGCGCGAGACTTGGGGAGGCACCCTCGCCACGCTCGCCAACTTCAAGACGGCCTCGGGCACGGCGGCGGGAATATCGGGCCAGGGGACCGGCGCGACCGCAAGCAATCTCACCCAGCTCAATGCTGCCGAGGGCGCAAAGCTCGGGGGCGTTGAAGCCAGCGCAGACCTTACCCGCGTCCTCACTCTCGCGCCGGCCCAAGCGATCCAGTACGATTACACCGGCTCCAGCTCTACGCAGCTCCCCAAAATCCTGACGTGTAACTTCTATGGGCGCGGCGCCGACGTGACGCCTTCGACGAGTTTCGTCTTCACCGCCTCGGGTTGCTCAATCGACGGGACGGGCTGCGCGACGGGGCAGGTGCGGTTGACGGCTGTGTCGGCCGCGAACGCCTCGATCCTTGTCGATGCCACCTATCTCGGCGTGACTCGCTCCGGCACGATCGCCATTCAGCGCTTGCTCGGGGCCAATCCCGGTGGGGCAGGGGGCGGCGGTGCCGGCGCAACGGGATTCAGCGTCGATGTCAGCGCCACGATCACGGACACCTCTTATGACGGTTCGCCGCAGCCGTTCTACACGACGACGGCGCGGATGCGCTCCAACGGTAGCGGCCAGATCAGGCTGACCCTCAATGCCGAATATCATGCCGACCCGAACGAGACCGCCCAGGTCAACGCCAAGGCCCAAAAATCAACGGACGGATCGACCTGGAGCGATGCTGGCCTGTCCGCCTCCGGGACGAGCGCCGCGGGCAGCTATTGGGTGGACAGCAACAGCAACGGCATGATCGACCCCGAGGATTATACCGTGGACGAGGTGGTCGGCACGATCACCGCGAACAGCCTCGTCGGCAGCTTCACTGCCAGCACGGACTATTACATCCGGTGGATCGCCTACAAATCCGGGACCGCCTCGTCCGTGGGCGTCTCCGGCACTGCATCGGGAGCGCAGTCGTGAGCGAGGAAGAGCAAGTCCCCCCAACGTTGAACACGATCGCAAACCCCGGCGAGGTCTCGACGCAAGAGGAAACCGGCCCGCCGACGCATATCCTCTGGCGCGAGGACAGCGCCGAGTTCGTCACCCTTGACGGCTACGACGAGGAAAACCCCGATCTTGAGCCCTTGCCTGAGGGCGTGGTTCACGAGTTCGCCCTGATCGACTTGCAGGCGCGGACGATCGCGCTCGATGCTGAGAGGCTGGACGCCATGCTTCACGCGCGCATTGACGTAGGCGCCGGGGCGTATCGGATGAAGTTCATTACCGATGTCCCCGGCCAGCAGATGACCTACGTCCGCAAGGAGAAGGAAGCGCGCGAACTGACGGGAGGCGGCTCTGGTCCGTTCCCCACGCTGGAAGCCGAGGCCGCCGCCACCGATCAGACCGTCGCGCAGCTAGCGGCAACCGTCATCTATCAGGCTGATCTGATCATCAGCCTCGGGGCAGCGATCGAGGGGATGCGCATTGGCGCGAAGCGCGCCGTCTCGCTCGCTCAGACTGCCGAACAGAAGCACGCGGCGGCGAACGTCAATTGGGAGAGCATCGCGGGCTAGCGGCGTGCGCTGGTCCTCGATTTGCAAAGGAGAAGACGAATGCGAAACTACAGCGGAATTGCCGAGGCGGCCGACGCCGCGCGGGCTTGCATCATTACGAGCGGCGCCGCCTTGCCAGAGCACGTCAGGGACAAGGTGCTGCCTTACGTTGGCACCGGCAGCTCGCCAGTCGATCTCGTCGTTCACTTCGCGGAGGCGGTCTACGCAAACCGGGAGGATGCGGCGGTTTCCGAGGAAGCGCGCGAGATCGCCGCGGGCTGCGCGGTCCTCGCGGAGACATACGGCTTCCACGGGTTGAACGAACAGAGCCGCGGCTCTGGCTTGGCACGCGAGCTGGCGGGCGCGAAAAAGGCAGCTAACCCGCCTGAGGCGAAGTCAGAGTATATGCAGCCCGCCCCGGTATTCGGGCCTGACGCGTGACGGTCGACGCCGGCACGATTGGATGGTTGAAGACCAGCGTCCTCTATGAGGCGTCGACCAGCGCCCCCCTTGCTGCGGCTTGGGGGGGCGATGCGGTCGAGACGGAGATCGTCAGCCCTCTCGCCTTGCTGGCGGACGCTACTATCGAGGCGGCGCGCCAGCAGAGCTTTCTAGGTGGGCCGCTCGCGGTGGAGACCCATGACGTGCCGGGCCTGCGGCTCGATCTCTACCTCCGGCCGGTAACGATCGTCGGCGATCGGCTCGGCTACGACGCCGGCGTCACAGTCTTTGTGATCGGCGTACAGGAGCAGGAGGGTGCCAAGCGCACGACGTTGACCGTTTTGAGGAAGCTGACATGAGCACGATGCTCCTGCTTAAACCGACCCAGGCGGCTGCGATCGCGGCCTCGACGGGCACGGGCGCCGCCAATCTCGGCACCTACGATCCGAAGGAGGTCTGGGCGAGCACGGCAGCTGGGGCCGCCGCCAATCTCGACTTCGACTTCGGCGCCAACGTGAGCATCGACAGCCTCTTCATCGGCTACATGACGAACTACTCGGCACCGACCATCGCCTGGACCAGCGGCGCCGCGGCGTACACCACGACGGCCAATCTCGCGACGCAAACGGCCCTAGCGCCGACAGCCAGTCCCGCGCCGCCGCGCCGGCATGGTTTCTGGCGATTGGGGGCTCCGGTCGCGCACCGCTATCATCGCCTCGTCTTCACACCCGGTGCGGCGCAGACTCACATGATCGGCATCGTTGTCTTCGGACTCGCCTTCCAGCCGACCTGGAACCGGGAGTGGGGCGGTGGTCGACAGATCTTCGACACCAGCTCGGTGCAGGAACTGCTCGGCGGCGGGTTCGGGGTCGAAGAGGGCGCCGTCAAGGCCGGGTTTGGCTGGACGTTTGGAGACCTGACAGATCCCGAGGTCGAGGCGATCTTTGATATCGGGCTCGATCGCGGCATAAGGCGGCCGCTCCTCGTGGCCGAGGATCCTGCCGCCACGACGGGCCTCAACGAGCGGCTCCACTATGGGCTGTTCGACCGTTTCGAGCGCTACGCGCGCGCGGATCCCCAGAACACTCGTTGGTCTTTGTCGGTGAAGCAATGGGTCTGAGCCAACCGGTTGAAGCCGCTCGCCCGGGGCCGGGCATGCCACATCTGCCGCCTCGGTCGGCGGAGGCCGGGGGTACGCAGGAGGAGCAGTCCCCGTGCCGTGCAAGCCTCCGCCGGCTGGTTCGCCCAAAGGACCACCATGGACCCGCAGCCGTCGACCTCCGACATCATACAGAACGCTTCCCCGAGCCGCGCGAAGATCGCGGGCGCCGGAGTCGCGATCGGGGCCGTGATCGCCGCCGCCGTGCAGCTGAGTCAGCCTCTGGCCGTCGTCTCGGAAGGCAAGGCGAACGTTGCTTATCGCGATCGCATTTCCCGCACTCATCCGGCGACCACATGCTTCGGCCACACCGGGCCGGAAGTCCGCGTCGGGGTCCGCTATACGGACGCTCAATGCGAGGTGCTTCTTGCCGGAGATCAGACGCGGGCGGCCTGGGGCGTGTATCGATGCGCGCCGCGCCTCGCGGACAACGTGTGGGCGCTAGCCGCCGCGACGGACCTGGCTCACAATGTCGGCGTCGGGCTCTTCTGTTCGTCGACCGCCGCACGGCGCTTCCGTGCCGGCGACTTCGTCGGCGGCTGCCAGGCGTTGGGTCCGACCTTCACGCGGGTCGATCAGCGTGGCCGCACCATCACGGTCCGCGGCTTTGTCTTGGGCAATGGTCGGGTCCAACCCGGCCTAGTCACGAGGCGCCAGCGTGACCAGCGGCTTTGCGAAACGGGCCGCTGGGAACCGGCATCGTGATCTGGTTGATCAGGCTGCTCACGTCGCGCCTGGCAGGACCGATCGCGTCAGGCATTGCGGCCGTCCTAGCCATCGGGCTCGCCTTGATCCTTATCAGCAAGAACGCGACAATTGCAGGGCTCGACCGACAGATCAACGATCCCCACACTGGCTACGCCGTACGCCTCCAGCTCGCGCAGGCCGATCTCGTTCAGTGCCGGGCGAACCGGCTTACGTTGGAGGAATCGACCAGGCTTCAGAACGAGGCGATCGATGCCGCGAGCAGAGAAGGGGCGGCACGACTAGCCGACCTCAATCATGTGGCCTCAGTGGCGCGCCAGCAGGCAACGGCAGCACAAGCGCACGCGGCCGAGATCTTGAGCCGGCGAGGGACTGGCAATGACTGCGCCGACGCCGACGCGCTCATCTTGGGCGAAGCGCGATGAAGCGCCCGCCCTGGGAGCGCCGCGAGCGGCAAGCCTGGCTGTTCATCGGGGCGCTCTCCGTCGCCACCCTTCTCACGATTGGGCTCGGCGGCTGCGCGGGCCGCACGCCGCGTCTGGCTCCCGAGCCGATCATCCGAACCGTCGAGGTCCGGGTTCCTGTCCCGCTGTCTTGTCCGCTCCTCGATCGGATCGGCCCGGCGCCCACTTACCCCGACACCGCCGAGGCGCTGCGGGTAGCTCCGAGCCTGTTCGAGCGCGTCAAGCTACTGGTCGCCGGCAGGGCGCTCAGGATCGGTCGCGAGGCCGCCCTCATAGCCGCTGCCCAGGCGTGCGGAAACGCCGCTGCAGCCCCATTGCAGCGCCACTGA